ATCCATCAGATTACGCATTAGTGTAGACTTCATTAACTGTAAGTCCATCACTAAATCTGCAACCGATAAACCAAAGAACTTATGCGGAATCTTTACGGGAGTAATAGAAACAAATGGAATAGAATCTATCTCGTCATTCGCTAGAACCTTAGACCCCACAGTACATACTTTTCTAAGTTCTGTAATTCCATCACCATCAAAATCTGTTTTTAAGAAGGACTCATGTAACCAGTATGTTCGTAAGCCTTCCTCACCATAATCATCACCGCCGCCCATCCCTTCCCAGTATTTGGCAGATTTATCAAATTGGTAACGCTCTAGCCTTTCAGCAGAGAACGCACTCATATCATCACCACCACCCCCTAATTCAGCAGGGTCGAGGTCTTCGTCAGGGTACATTTCCCTCAACTCAGAAAGAGTCTTTATAACACGATGACAAACAAATCTAGCATCTTGTATATTCTTAGCTTCCCTGCTTATAAGAAATTCAGAAGGCGGGACATTCTCTATCTTTATCTTTCCATTATAAGAGCTTCTTTTTATAACCACATCATGTCTGGGAGTATTATCAACCTCATACTCTGTATGCTCAATAACCTCTACCTCATTAGAATTTATAAGCATAGAGAATTCAACCTCTTCTAAATTCCTATACTCTTCCCTTTGATCTTCGCTATACTCATCCCACCATATCTTTACTATCCCATTCTTAGATAATAAAGCATCAGTAAACCAAGAGTACATAATCTCCCAACCCGGATTGTCTTTTGTAAAAACGTAATTAACGTAGTCTGTAGCCTGTTTAGCCATCTCTACGTCTTCCGGGCCATGTGGAGAAAATTTTACCATCTCATCGCCGGAAGCAAATATTCGCATCAAGGAGGGTTTAATCCATTCTATCGTGTCCTGAACCGTAGAATCTACAAACTGACTACGACCTTCCACCTCGTTTCCAAAAGGTAAGCCATAGTAATATTTCATGGCTTGTTCTCTCTGGGCAGATATATAATCTCCCATATAGCCAAGAGAATCAGAGATTTCTCCCCGTATCCTGGTTACTAATTCTTCTTCAGTAATTTTTTCACTAGCCATTAAACGATTCCATAATTCTGGTATTTAACATCCTGTGTCCATGTTGGGTCTTCGCCAGCTACGGCAAAGCGTTGAGATTGAAAGGCGTATCTCGTCGCTGACATTAGGTCATCGCGAAGAGGAACTACCTTGTTGTCTTTTCTGTGGTACATCCTGAACTCCTCAAACCAATCTGAAAGAGTAGAGAAAACCTTAAACTTATCAGCTTCTACAGATTGAAGCATAGCCATCAAGCCTTCCTCAATAGAGTTAGACCCCTTGTTGTTTCCTAATGCTGGTGGATTTGTAAAATGCTCCAAGAGAAAATTACAACCTAAATTCCTATACTGGTCAGCGAGGCCAGGGTTGCCCATAGAATCTCGTCTATTACCGTCATGGGGATAAGCAATGGGGATAAAGTGGGGACGAGAGCGTATAACTGCGGCGTGTACTGTCGGACTAGCTTTCGATGCCCTGTAGCAATCGTATATATAAAATTTCTCATCTTCCCTGTCTATAGCGGCCCAAACCACTGCTGTCGGGTGATCCCATCCAAAATCAATGGCGGCTATACGAGGCCAATGATCTTCCAAGCGGAAGGGTTCTACCATTATTTTCTCTTCACCCAAAGGGAAGACCAATCCTGAACCAATCGAGGGTCTTCCGTTCTTACGCATCTCCCTTTCATGCGGAGAATAAGACGAAAGAATCTGTTCCATTACGACCTCTGAGAGGTGGCCTCTTTCCCCATTCATGGAGAATATTCTTTCAGAGGCATCATCCCAGGTCGCATTAGTCAGAGACTGCCCCGGTTTCAAGTTATTCATAAACGAGGCGACTGTCTCAGTCATGCCAGCTTCTGGCGTAAAGGTCATATAAACCATACCCCTACGATCCAAAGTTCTAGTGACTGCTTGAGAGTATATCTCTCTGCTTGGCTCCTCGTCCAGCCAGATGCAGTCTACACTCCTACCCTGCCATTTCTCCACCTGCATCTCATAGGCTTTGAAGAATAAAGATGAGTTCCCGCCGCTAACGTGCCGGATTAGGGCGACCGATTTGGCGTTAGGGACTCCAGGTTTCCTCTCGGTTTTTATTATTAGATTTTTAGGTATTGAACCTGAACCGAAAGCCTCTGGATCATCTGGGGAACCCAATAGTTCGTACTGTACTATATCTCGCGTTGTTTCATTTGATATACCACCAGCCCACGCGATTATCGGCTGGTTGAATCGTCGGCCTTGCCACCACTTTGGATAGAGACCTGTTACATGATAGGCCAGCTCCGCTGCTCCGCAATAAGATTTACCTATGCGGTTAGCTGCCATCAGAAGCCTCTGGTTGGCTCCTAAGCCCGTTTCATGGAAGTTCTTTTGATAGGGGTAAGGGTCGTAGAAATCGAGCTTAGAGAAGCGTTCTCGCGTTCGTATCTCTCTTGCGATCTCTACAGCTTTTTCTAGGTTACCCCTTTCGGCTGCTTGCATTAGGCTTTAAAGTCGGATATTTACGGTATACACAGCTTTTTATTCCACCGGGGTTAGGGGCGTTATGGGCTAGTTTCAAGGCTGATTTTGCCCTAGACAAAGTGTTAACAGGGTAGCTTCCAGCAGGTGCTCCACCAGAAGGTCCACAGAAAGAAGACTTCTTGACCTTCTCATATTTGCCAACATTGGAACCACCGGGTTTCTTTCTAGCTTTTCTTTCTCTTGTTGTTAAAGCCATTATGCGTAACTCTCCAGAAGACCATCCTTTTCTTTTTGGGCGAAGGGAACATGGATTTGATCCTCCCCACGAATCTTCACTTTAAACCTTTCCCTGAGTTCTTTCAAATCAATAGACCATAGATCAATAACCTCACCTGGACCCTTAGAACTTGCATCTTCAGGACTCTTCTTCAAGAATCTTTTACTGAATCTCTTAAGTTTTTTGTCGTGCAGATCAAGTAAAAGTTTTGAACCTTCTATAGCTAGGGGATTATTTTCCCAATCTTCCCAAGCCCGTTCTACCATTACCGCACCTTTAGGCCAAACCAAACGCTTCATATCTGGGTTTCTCAAGGCTTCCATTAACGCACGTTTAAACCCAAGTTCATGCCATGTTCGTTTATAAGGATAATCATTAAGCCGCATACGCCCCTCATCATCTATTGTATAGGCCCAATCCAACGGAACTAACTCTCTAGCTTCTTCCTTAGAAATTCTTTCCTTTGCCATCAATCGGTACACTTCCTCTTTCCTCATGGAAGCCCCTCTCTGGTGTATAGTGCTTTCAACTTCCTGCAAAATAGTAGACATATCCCCCTCAACTATCCCCTCATTTATACGAATACCTAATATCATATTCCTATGCCCAGGAAAATGCGGGTCGTTCCATCTTGGATAACTATCAGGCAACTGAATTAGAATCTCTTGTGGATTTCCTTCGTTTTCTAACTGGAGATTTAGACCTCTATTTTCAGGTTTTATGGTATGCCAATACTTCAGATTTTCCCCCCTTAGTATAGTCTCTTGGAGTGGCATTTTACGATCATACAACTTTTTTAATACTTCTCCTGCAGGGATAGAATTCTTATCATCCTTAAAGAAATCCTCTAAATTACTACTGTATCTGGATGCGTTGCCGTACATATCGACAGCATTAGAGCCGGGAAATACAACATCTATCTCCTTCAACTCCCTTCCACCACCACCCTCTATTATCTCCTGTTCCCATTGCTTTGGAGTTGCCCTACGTCGCTTACTCATTCTTTCTAAGATAGTCTTTATAGCCTGGGATGTCCAACGTCCCTTCATTAAAGAACCTGCAAGAGCAATAGGAGCAGCCAGTTGTTCCCCACTCCCCTCAAATCTTTTACCGAAAGAACCGCCACCGGGAAAGCCATATCCAAGAATACCCTTATCTATACTAGAAGCTATCAAACTTTCAAATTGCTCCTTAAATTTATCCAATAAAGGAGTAACAACAGAGAGCGCAACTTGACCCCCTCCTTGACTTCCAGCAAATACTGGGCTACGAGAGATTGTCTCAAACCCAAGTCGGGCCTGTTCCCTAACCTTACCAGGATACCCCTCTACAAACTCCCCAGGTGACCAGTTGAATATGTTGTCTAGCTCCTCTTTAGAATAGTCTAAGATTCCAGCCACATCAGTTCACCAACCCAGGGATTTCCTCGGGATCAGAGAAGCCTGTTAAAGCCTCTAGTTCCCTCTTCAGTTCATCAATAGAGGAACTTTCCACATGGGAGACTTGTTGTTCTACCCTCTCTACAGGTTTCAAACCTGCTCTGTCTAGGAAGTCTTTAATGGCTCCTAGCTTTACCGCGTCTGAAGAGGATACCTCTATCAGTTCGTGGAGCTTGGCTAGTACACCAGGGACAGCATCACGCATCATCTCCCTGGTCTTCTCGGCTATCTCTTCAGAGAACTGCTTCTTGAGGGCGTATCCTTTCTGCTTGGAGGCTTTATCGGAATATCCTGCCATCTCTGCTGCCTTAGCAGCATTACCTGTTAGGCAGAAGGCTTCGATAAAGGCTTCTTGTTTGTCAGTCCTCATTCGTAGAATCCTTGGACTTTATCAAAATCTTCATCTAATGATAAGAGACCTGTATTAGAGGCTGCCTCAGCCGATAGAGCAGCATTTACCTCTGTTATAGGGACCATAGAAGAAAGATGACTAAATAGATCATCACTCGAATTTCCGGAACTGGGATAATCTTCAATCTTTGCTGACAATGCTTTATTAAACTGAGGAGATAAATCATCCTCACCAAACCCGGACGATAGCTTACCCATAGAATAATCAAAGAATCCCCGTCGTTCAGAGGGGTCGAACAATCCCATCTTATCGGCAAAAGTTTCCCCAATCGCAGGGGCATTTTCCTTCAGATAGGCTCCTTCCGTAAGCCCACTGAAGGATTTGTTTTTCGTAAAATCACCTAAAAAGTC